AAGTTTAGCCGCAATCGCCAAACGATTGCCCGGGATTTAGATTTTGATTTAAGTTGACTTCCCTTTCGATGATCACGATCACAAAACCAAAAAAGTGCGCGGGTTACTCTGTCATCATTGCAACACTGGCTTAGGACTTTTCCAAGATAATCCTTTGATCTTAAAATCCGCCACGGCATATTTGCTGAGAGATGTCAAGTTCTCAACTTGACAAAAAGTTCCGCTTCCCCCCTTAATGTCAGTCTAGGTTCTCCTCCGTACCTCCAGTCTTAGGAGAGGGCCCGTAAACGCTGGGAATATACGCGGCCCCAGACCTAGAATAAATTCGTGTCAGAAATTTGTGTACAAATTTCGGACAAGCCCTGAGGAGAAGCTGATGCCAAATGATCCGTCCGATCCGCGCAACGACCCGAACTACGCCAAAGAGCGCGCTGCCAATATTGCCGCGCACACTGCGGCCGCGGCGAAGGCTGCCCAAGCCGCTGCGCCTGTCGCTGCACCTGTGGCTGCTGTCACTGCGCCTGTGGCTGCTCCTGCTGCTCCTGCTCCTTCGGTTCTTCAGTCGTTTGAAGCCGGGGTCGCGGCGCTCGTCCATAAGATTGAAGGCAAGTAAGAAAGTTTCCTGAGAGGGGGGTGGTGCCATGCTCAAAACAACTTTGGCTGTAATTGGTATCGTGCTCGGCTGGGTTCACTACGCACATGCGTGGGAACAGAAGTCGATGAACGCCCAGATTGATCAGACCGACTTTCTGATGAACAACAACTGTTCGGCCACTCTGATTGACAAGGACAAGGGCTATCTTCTGACGGCCAACCACTGTGTCGCTGATCAATATCAGATCGTTGATCAAGACACTTATGACAAAGACGGCAAGGTTACTACCACGAAGGTCCGCATTGCCATCCCGGGTACTGTCAGCCAATTGGTTTTCAACGGCCCAGATGAAGTTTCGCGGACCCTCTATGTGGTCCAGGTTGTCAAGAGTGACGCGGCCACCGACCTGGCCTTGGTCAAGGTTGTGAGCAAGCTGCCGAATACGCAAGCGGCTCCAATCGCCAGTGTGCCGCCTGTGCGCGGCGATAAGGTGTTCGCAGTCGGCAACCCACTGGTGTTCTTGTACGCCTCGGTTTCGGAAGGGATCGTCGCCAGCACCCAACGCAACTATCGAATGATCGGGATTGACAGTGACAATGGCTTCACGCAAACCACAACCTCGATCAGCGGCGGCAGTTCGGGTGGCGCTCTTTATAATGATCGTGGCGAACTTATTGGCGTGGTGGTTCGGGGTGCCCCCGGCATAGCGCTATCAGTTCCGCTATCAGACATTCTGGCGTTCCTGAAAGACGTGGCATGATCCAGCTCTACATCTTCTGGGTAGCACTATGGATGGAAGGGATGAAGGGCACGCTGGAGGAAATGTATGGACACCCCAGCCCCTAGAAGTTCCGGCCCAGTTGCAGCCGTCCTGGCCATCACGATCCCTTTTCTTGGGCTATGGGAAGGCATCGACCATGTTGCCCGTCACCAAGCCATTGACCCGTCAGGGGTTATCACGTATTGCAACGGCCTTACAAACTACGATAACCCGAATGTACGGGTGGGTGAGGTCTTTTCTGACGCCGAGTGCGCCAGATTGTTGCGCGGCGAACTCCCCCGCTACCTGCGAATGGTCGACCGACAGATCAAGGTGGCCATGCCTCCCCACCGCTATTCGGCGGTTTTGTCCTTTACTTACAACGAAGGGGAGGGTACACTGAAAAAATCGAGCATCAAGCGGGACATGAATGACGGCATGACGGTCATGGCCTGCAACGATTTTATGAAGTACGATGTGGCGAACCATCGGGTTCTTCCGGGGTTAGCAAATCGCCGTCGCGCGGAACGTAGCTTTTGCCTTCGGGAGGATTGATGAATGATAGTTCTACAACTTGCCCTCGCTGGGATTTGGCATCTGGTTGCCGATTACAGTGTTCTCGTGGTACTCGCTGGGGGCCTAATTGCCCTGGCCGTTTTGTCCCAGTTTATCCCAGTAATCGGGCCGTTCCTTGGAAAGTTCCGGGTGGACCTCTTATGGGCGGCTGCGCTGATCATAGCGATGTTGCTGTGGGGGGCCCACATCCAGCATGACACCAACCTGCAATGGCAGGCCAAGCAGGTAGTGCTTGACAAGGCGGTGACGAAGATTGTAAAGCAGACGACGCCACGGCCGAATGCGAAGCATAAGGCCCCGCATGATAGGTGGGACAACAGCCGAAACTGAACTGGAGGATACGATGAGAAGCTTTACCTTATCAGGTTGCGTCCTGATTATAGGGTTTGTGTTATCAGGCTGTGACCTGAAGGACCTGCCCCCGAGCAGCATCGCGCCGATTTGCGCCGCCCTGGTCGGCCCGATCCACTACAACTCGCGCAACAAAATGTCGCAACGCTATGCGGCATATCTCCTGACGTTGGACCTGCATCAGCGCAATGAGATCGGGCGGAAGCTTAATTGCCCGCAGTACAAGTGATGCTGGTCAATAGCAAAGGCGCGCCCATCTCGACCCCCATCGAGGTCTTCATCGCGTTCCCGGTTTATCGGGAGGTGCCGAGCCAAACGCTGGTTTCGTTCGTGCGAACGATTGAGATGCTGAACGCGCAGCATATTTCGTATCAGTGCGGCATCTTGCAGGGTTGCTCTCAGGTGTGCAATGCCCGTAATCTGCTGGTGAAGCAGTTCCTCGAAACGAAGGCCACCCATCTATTCTGGATCGACAGCGATATGGTGTGGCAGCCAGAAGATTTTGTGCGGCTCCTGCAGGCGGGCGTGGACTGTGTAAATGTCGGCTATGTGGCGAAAGATACGCGGTTCTTCCGCCTTAATCATGGTCTAGGGTTCTGTTGCGTAAAGCGGGTGGTGATGGAAAAGTTGAGTGCAGCTGCGCCGATGGGCACAACCTTAGAAGGGAGCTTTCCCCAGGTGTTCCAATATGCCCCGCATCTTGGCATTGCCGGCGAGGATATTGAATTTTATCGTGCGGTGAAAGGGGTAGGATATACCCCTCGCCGTACAGAGGATGTGCATTTGGGTCATGTGGGAACGTACGTCTATGAGGAGAAGCCGTGAAATTGCTTGCCGCAACCTTTGCTGTTTCGCTCTTGCTCACGGGTCTTGCGGACGCTTTCACTTGCGCGCAAGTGCGCTGGGCGGTCAAGAACTTGCCAGCGGAGACGATGGCGCAGTACATAGCCGGCGCAACAAAAGAACAAATTGCCTTCGGCCGAGCCTGTCTGCGGGTGCGACATAAAGTTGCGCGGCGCCGGCACCGCCGTTGACTTAATCCCCTTCAAAGCCTAATATAGCTCTTACACGCAACATTCTTGTGCGCGGAGCATATCCCTATGGCGACACCAACCCCAGGCAATCCACCGGAGCTGCAGGCGCATCTTGATGCGTTCTACAAAGCCCATACGGCTGCGATCGCGGCGGCCAAGAACGGCACCGAGAAGGCGGCTGAAGGTGCTGCTGGTTCCGTTGCCCCTGAACTCGCTTCGCAGACGATGGGCATCAAGTAATGATGAACTCCAAGAACGTGGGCCTGTCCGGTATGGCCGGTATGGACATGGGCCTTGGTGACCGGGTGCAATCCCAGCTCGAACAAGAGCAGGCACTCAAGAAGAAAAAGGGCATTCAGCCCGATCCCCTCAGTTCGTCCGGCATGATGATGCTGTTGGGCAACGCGACCCCTACACCGGGACAATAAGATGGCCGACGAACTCAAAGAACTCGCGGCCACCGCAATGGTGCAGAACGGCCGCGCGCAGGACATCGTGATTGATAGCTTGCGGGAGTTCGCAGAGTTGCAGTCGTGGCGTTCCGCCACCGCCGAGCAGTGCGAAGAAATTGCCGCCCTATTGATCCCCGCCCACCGCAACACATTCTTCTTCGGCACAGCCAATTGGCCTGGCATGAAGAAAACCGACCGCCAGGTTGACAGCAATGGCCAGCTCGCGCTTGATAAGTTCTCTGCCATCTGCGACAGCTTGCTGACGCCTCGGAATATGTATTGGCATGGGCTGAGTTTTCCCAAGCGGCTCATGAAGAACAGGAGGATACGGCTATGGGCCGAACAGGCACAACACGCGATCTTCAAGGCGCGGTACACGGATACGGCGAACTTTGCCTCCCAAAACCAAATGATCTTTCAGGGCCTCGGTGCATATGGCACGAGTGGAATGTTCGTGGACAAATTACATTCACTGGAAGGCAAACGTGGTTTGCGATACAAGGCAATCCCGCTCGGAGAATTGTATATCAGGGAGAACCATCAGGGCCGCGTTGACGGTTTCATTCGTTGGTTCCGGTTGACGGCTGATCAGGCCAAGAAGCAGTTCCCCGAAAGCTTCCCGCAGCAGCTCCAGGCCGCGCTCGATCAGCGCAGCCAAACCAAGTTCGATTTCATTCAGCGCGTCATCCCACGATACGACTGGGACCCGCGCAGTTTGTCCCCGAAGAAGATGCCCTACGCTTCGTATTACATCTGCCTCACCAGCCACTCGCTGTTGAGCGAAGGTGGCTACCGCACATTTCCGCTTCCCATCACTCGCTACACGCAGGCTCCTGGGGAAGTGTACGGCCGCTCGCCGGCCATGCAAGTCCTGCCGTCGCTCAAGACGCTCAACGCCGAAAAGCGGGTGTTCCTGAAACAAGGCCATCGGGCGAGTGATCCTGTTCTGTTGACTGCCGACGATGGGCTGTTCGATCTTTCGTTGCGCCCCGGCGCGATGAACAAGGGGGGTATGTCCCCTGATGGCAAGCCCCTCGTCGGCATTCTCCCCTCTGGCCAAATTCAGATCACCGAAAAAATGATGGACATGGAAGTAGCCATCATCAAGGACGCCTTCTTGGTGCTGTTGTTCCAGATCATGACCGAGACGCCGCAGATGACGGCGACCGAAGTGATCGAGCGTACCAATGAGAAGGGCATCCTCCTGGCCCCGACTATCGGCCGCCAGCAGTCCGAATACCTCGGCCCCCTGATCGAGCGTGAGCTGGACCTGATGATGCAGCTTGGTTTGCTGCCTCCGGTTCCTCAAGAGTTGATCGACGCGAAGGCCGAGTACGAAGTCGAGTACACGTCCCCGATCTCCCGTGCTATGAAGGCGCAGGAAGCCTCGGGCTTCATCCGCACAGTGGAAAGCGTCAAGGAACTGGTGAACATAACCGGCGATCCTTCTCTTCTTGACACCTTCAACTTCGACAAGGCCATTCCCGCGATCGCGGAAATTCAAGCCGTGCCGGAAAGTTGGATGGCTACAGCTCAAGAGATTGCCGCCAAGCGCCAGAACCGCGCCAAGGCGCAGCAGGCGCAGCAGCAAATCCAAGCGCTGCCGGCGCAGGCCGCGATGATCAAGGCGCAGGCCGTTGTCCACAAGAATGAGCCTGGCGTAGTCCCTGGCCAAGGTGGCATGGGCGGCCCGCAACCAGCACAAGGACCACAACCTGGAGGGATGTAATACAGGCTTTGCGCTAAGGTCGTTTAATGTAACAGGAGGTTTACAAAATGGCACGCTTGACAGTGCAGCAGGTCATCGACAACACGATGATCTTTCTTCGTGATCGGTCTACCGCCTATAAGCTGGCAATCACTTCGCCGGCCGGCCAGATGATGTATGGCGATCTGCTGAAGTTCTCGCGCTACGCACAGGGTCCAGCCGACCCTGACCAATTCCAAACGTGGCGGCTTATCGGCCGTCAGGACATGATCCGCCGCATTCAGCAACACGTCAATCTAACCGACAACCAATTGTTTGCGCTCTACAATGGGTCGGGGTTCCAATCATCAGTAGCGCCAAAGGATAACGACGATGACTGAAGCCACAGGCGATAACGGTGCTGCCGCTGCTGCGGCTGCCACTGCCGCTGCAACTGCAACCGCTGCGGCGGCTGCTGCTGCGGCTCCAAAATGGTATGCCGGCGCTGATGCCGCTACCATTGGCCATCTCCAATCTCACGGCTGGGATGTGAAGACCCCGACCGAAGCTGCCTTGGAAGCCGTGAAGGCTCACCAGAATGCCGCCAAGCTGATCGGGCATCCGCCAGATAAGGTGGCGCGTATTCCAGAGCCCAACGATGAAGCGGGCTGGAAGACTTTCTATGAACGCCTCGGCGCCCCCACGGACGCCAAGGCTTACGATTTCTCCAAGGTGACTTTCGCAGATGGAACTGCCATTGATCAGGCTACTTCGGATTTCGTTCGTGCTCAAGCTGCAGCGTTGCACTTGAACCAGAACGCAGCCCTTTCTCTGGCTCAGTCTGTTGTCAGGCAGATGGATACTGCGGAAGCTGGCGAGCTGGCTGAACGCACTGCTACTGTCGCGGCCGAGCGTGCGGCCCTGATGAAAGATTGGGGAGCCGATGAAGCTGCCAATCTGTTCACGGTTCGCCGGACGGCCGAGGCCCTCGGTATCTCCAAGGAGCAAGTTGACACCCTCGAAAAGATGGAGGGCGTTGGTTACACCAAGGTCATGCAGATGTTTCTCAACATCGGCCAGAAGATGGGGGAGGACGCTTTCGTACGAAACACCGCCCCTGGTGGTTCAGGCGTGATGTCGGGTGAACAGGCTGCCGCACGGAAGGCGGAACTGCTTTCCGATAGCGCGTGGACCGCTCGTTATCAGAGTGGTGACAAGGTAGCCCTCCGTGAAATGCTCGCGGTGCAGACCGTCCTCTTGGCGGCCGGCAAGTGATCTTGACACGATAGGCCACTCTGGCCTATAGTGCCTTCGGAAAAAAAGTTTGTCAGAACCCTCTGGCGGCAAACTGGTTTGATCGGCCCCCTGTTTTGGATAAGGCCAACTCGCAATT